TTAGACAAAACATGTCCAAGTCGTTGTGGTTCAAGTCGTTGTGGTTCAAGTCGTTGTGGTTCAAGTCGTTGTGGTTCAAGTCGTTGTGGTTCAAGTCGTTGTGGTTCAAGTCGTTGTGGTACTTCTGGTACTACTTCTACATTTGTAATACTCGGTGTATTGTTATCGTTATCGTTATTGTTATTGTTGTTGTTGTTGTTGGTGTGGCCAGGTTCTGTGGTATTGGTTCCTCTCGCAGATGGTATAACAGAACTATTATTTCTGCTTGAATGTGAACCATCTGTGCGATTACCATTTTCACCGATAGGATTAGCATTTTCATCTGTGCGATTAGCATTTTCATCTGTGCGATTAGCATTTTCATCTGTGCGATTAGCATTTTCATCTGTGCGATTAGCATTTTCATCTGTGCGATTAGCATTTTCATCTGTGAAAGTAATTTGAGGTGATATATATGGACGATCAGTTCCTACTCCAGCATCAGCTGTATCTGGTATGCGATTATGTCCTGAGATCGGGCGGTCTGAGATCGGGCGGTTATCGTATTCTGAATTTCCATTACGCTGCGTTCTGGGACTTGCATTAATGATAACATCATGAAAATCGTCAGGGTTAAATCTTTGCACGTCATAAGCGGTTGGTATGCCCGATACAGAATATGCGTGTATATCCAGCTCAGTTGATGGTTGTCCTATAGTTGGGGTCATTCTTTGTGATATGACAGCAGGTGGTTGATTAGGATTTAAAGGGGACGCAGGTATTCCACGTTGACTATCTTCTGCTATATGTCTAATACTATATGGTATAGAAGAGGAACCGGTAGGTAAACTTCTATCAATGGATGTGGGGATATTGTTTTGCCCTTGGCCTAGACTATTTAGGTCTAATGGCGGTACCTGTATGACAGGCCGTTGATTTGAAGGGGGAGGATATATTCCAGCTGGACTGTAAGTCAGGCGAGCGGCACCATTACCCATACGGTTGTCCGTTGTATTGGGATTAGTTATGGGTAAACGATAACTACTTTGATCTTCGGTTGGTGCGGGAGACAACGGGTTTTCGCCAGTTATCGGTGGATAGCGATTAATCGACGGAATATGTGGAGAGTCGTAGGGTCTTCTATCATCTGATTGCGGCATATTAAGTATATCTCTAATAATCTGTGCGTCAGGATCTTCACCATCTGTGTATGCCATGGGTACATCATCTGCGTAATCGCCTGTATCAGATACTGCTGTTGCGAATGCATAAGCATGCGGGATTTCTACCCCGCGCACAGTTGGAAAGTCTCCTCTTGGCGACGCTTGAGCGCTAGTTTGAACACCTTCTCTTGGCGACGTTTGAGCACCTTCTATAGATCGTCCGTTTATTTGTACTCCAAAACTATTTTGGTTTGGTTCTGTATTTGTTTCAGCATCAGCGGTCTCTTTTTTCCTAGCGTCATATGGTTGCTGTAAAGATGATTTTGCTGTAGGCTCATGTATTATTTTTTCAATCGGAACTTCACGATTAATAACAAGAACACGTTTTGAATTTACTTTTTGTTTTCCTATATTTACTTTTTGTTCTCCTATATTTACTTTTTGTTCTTTATTCTTGTCCGATTTTGTGTTTCTATTTATATTCGATAATTGTTCTTTATCCGAATCAGTTGGTTTATTTTTTACACTCAATTCAGGAGGAGGTGTTAAATCCATTTGAGTTTCCGTGTCTTCTTCTTTCAGTGGTGTTTTTGGTGTGGGTTTTATCAAGTTTAAGGCAAACAAATGAATGTCGTTTACTTGAACTGGTTCTGGGTTTGGTTCTGGTTCTACTTTAACCGGGTTTTCTGTAATGTTATTCGGTTTCCCTGTATCTACCTGGTTTACCAGTTTTTCTGTATTTGGGTTATTAACTCCTTTCGATTTCTTTGCTAGAATAGGAGGCAATGCTTGTTTATCAAGCGGGCTTGGAGACGTTTTTGGATTTTGGGTCGTTATTCTCGTATTATTAACATTGTTTACTTGCGTATTTACTGAAAAAATACGCCGAAGTTTTTGTGTTGACGGAGGTGGCAACGATTGAAATGCTGTTATAGGTTCGCTGCGTGTGGGTATGCCTTTAGATCTGTTATCGGGTATCTTATCAGAACGAATGGCATCAGAACGAATGGCATCAGAACTAATGGCATCAGAACGAATGGCATCAGAACGAATGGCATCAGAACTAATGGCATCAGAACTAATGGCATCAGAACTTTTATAGTTCGTTCCAGAAAAATTGGAATTATAATCATCCACGTCTGAACCAACCCCTTCAGGTTCCTGTATTGTACTTACTTTACTGTTAGTTCGTGGGAGTGGTATATCAGGTTTACGTTTATTGAATGTTTTTAAACCATTAGATACAATAGGAGGTAAGCGTTGTTCATCTGGTTGTTTGTCTTGTACAACATATTTTTCGCTTCTCTGTTGTTTTAAAGTAAACCTTGGTAATTTCGTTTCTTGATTTGTTGCGGCGGTTAAATCCTTTTTTATATTCGAATTTATAATCGGAAGAAAATTACTATATTGTTTTACTTTTTTTGGTGGTGTATTTGGTGGTGTAGGTTCGGGTGGTTTATTATTTGGTTCAATTCCAAATAATGGAACAAAGTTACCATTGCTTTGTTTTTGGTCTATTTTTGGTAGAAAACCTTTTCCTGGACCTTTTCCGACGAAATATTTGCGCGTTTTCTTATTCGTTTTTTTTAACCGCGGGGTATTACGGGGTTTACGATGATGATGTTTTTTGTATTTGCTAGTTTTTTTGCGTTTCATATACTATATGATATCAAGTTTATTCGTATAGAACAGAATTCTCTATGAATACATACTACTAAATAATCATTTTATGTATTCTCGATTTGTATTTTTCCTGGGAACAAAAATCGAAAATAGACATTTACACTCCAAAACGCTTATATAATTCCAACGCAACCAATCCTCCCATTATTTGTGCCAAGCAATAAGGAACCAAGTCCGCAACGGGCAAATTGCCCGCAGACGCCATCACAATCGAAACAGCCGGATTGATGTGTCCACCTGAAATTCCACTTGTTACTAAAATAACCAAAGCAAGTGTAGCACCAATCGCCAATGGGTTTCCGGTGGCCAAAATAATGTAAATGAAAACGACGGCGCCTAAAAATTCCGCTAAATATTGTCGCATATTTTTTGATGAGGGTATATAACAAACGTAGATTTTCTCCCCACCATACTTTTGTTATTTGCTATATTTGTCCTATTGTCCTATTATTATGGATGATATTGCATAACACGCAAAAAGGAATGATGCGTGGTTCGAACAGCGGGCGGTTTATTATACACAGGACCAAATGCGGGGGGCAATGCGTTTGCTGTGGTGGGAGAATGCTGGACTTTTTTGGGGACGACCGCGCCTCCGGCGCGGGCGCGTCGTAATGCTTGAGATGCGTTCATATCGGTAGGACGGGTAGAGTTCATTTGCTAATACTATACACTATATCATACACCAACATATCATTCTCCCACACCCCCATTACAGAAATATATCTAAATATATATATCTATCTTGCGCACGAAATGCCACGACCTGGACCACGTATGTTTTCTTCATCCACCCCGATTTACGGGAATGCCAGCAAAAGTGTTTCCACTTCCGCCAATACACGCGAATTAGTCATAAATCGACACAAACTAGTTCGTAGTTGGAATTTGTTTTCTCCCGAGGTCGCGCAAGAAAAGCATTGGGCGATGGACGGAACGGAACAACGGGTAGTTGAGCGCGCCGCCATGGAGACAGCAGGCAAATACACAAAATAAATGTACGTATTACACGCTTCATTTACGTACGCATTTTATTTTTTTATAATACAGCAAATCTAGAGATTTCCCGAATTCCCCACAACGGCATTGGGTGCCGAAGTTGGGTTTCCACAAAATACAAACAGGGGACAATTGTTTCGTTTGCCTTGGTGTCAGCATCGGCATCAGCATCGGCATCCAATCCCATGTCCACGTCAGCATCCCCAAACAGTTCGGCTATATCATTTCCTATATCATTTCCTCCCAATTGTTCACGCACCGCAAAAATAGCAGAATGTTGTTTTTCATCTAATTGATATTTAGCGCCCACGGTAAAAACCGCATATCGTTGATACGTTAGTAAATCTCCCGGAGCGGTATCATACAGTGGTTTAGCAGAGAACAAATACAAGTCGCCATAATCACCGCCATACGTATATGAGTCCGTCGCAGAACCGATTTTCACTAAAGATTGTTGTTTCATCATTCTATCTTCCACATAGGGAGATACCTTTTCATTTGACCACTCTTCGTCATCTATGTAAGAATACCGAACACTCAATAAACTAAATGGAAAATCCATGTCCCGACCTTTATATTGGATATTCCACAGCAGAGGTGTATCGCGCACGGTATCGCAGATTTCAGGCGCAATAGGAACACCCAACACTGCGCGTTCAAACACAACCTCATCCACTATTCCCCACAATCTTCGCGGAACATTCTGCGAAACTTCCGCCATAGGTTGGTAATGTTGTCGAAGAATACGATAATCATATACCATCATAACACACCCCTCCGATTTCATCGGAATAAATCCCCTAAATGCTTTCGCCGCCTCTTCGGGTGAACTGCCTGGACGTGGCGACCATCCAAATGTCTGAAGAATATGGGTCAGAGCCTGATTGCGTATTTGCTGGTCATTTTCTTCTGTATTGTTTACGCATTCAAATGAGAAAGTGGGGAACCGTAATATACCTGCGCCGGGTTCTTCGGTGTTGGATAGAGTATGCTGTAATACATAACGGATAAACGGGAGCTGCGTTTCTTCGCTAACGGAACTATTCGAATAAGCTACTATTTTACATTGAGTGTTAACGTCTACAATACACAGGTGAATAGACCATGTGTTGTTCGTTCCGGAAACACACATATCAAACAAAAGATGGAATGGTTCGTCTTCTAAAAATGTATAATGGGGAGAAAGTTCGTTGGAAGAATGATATGCTTGTAAATTCATATATTATATTGTTGAACATTATAATATCTATTTTCCACTTCTGTCTTTTACACAAAACAAAAACGGAACACACATCCTATGACTTCTACACATAGTTTATGGTTGAGGCAGTGGAACTGTGGTACGCTGATATAATACATCTCCCGATTGTTTTGTTATAGGGGTCGTAATCAAATCCACGTATTTTTTTCCTTTAGTTTCCAATAAATAGGGAGAATAAAACATAACGTTCAATGCGTGTTCTGCGTTTTTTTGAGGGTCTTCGCCTTCAATGTTGTATCTGTATTCAAAAATTCGTTCTGGATTTTTTCTTAACTTTCTTGGTGTTGTTTCAATCATTTTCGGATTAGACAGGTCAGGATAAACTAACATATCAAAATGAATTCCATTTCGTTTAGGTGAATTAGATTTAGGCTGAGTATTTGGTTGTTTCGAACTAATCATACTAAATAAATAATTTTTAAAATATTTCAATGCGTCTATCGAATACACAGAAGAAAAAAACATATCCAGTCTACTTAACACATTTATGATATCCATCTCTTCTATTTTTCGTAAGATTTGTAATAAGTTTTCGCCTGCCACCAATGTTTTGGCATTTATATGATCAATGGTATACCTGTAAACATAGTACACATATATAAGATACGCGCGAAATAAAGTGACTTTATTGTACTGTTCAGTCGTTATGTCTGCTTTTCCTTCCATAACATCCAAAAATTTGTCATCAAATGCTGTATTGGGTTCAAGAGAATTTAACTCTGTAAAAATATATTCCTTCAATATTTTTCTTTCTGTTTCTGTTAAAAGAACAATGCGGCCCTCGTCTCCCCCCTTTATTAACTTAACGCCTATTCTCCGGGGCGACCCCCCTGCAGGATAGCGTATACGGCTATTGTCGCATTCCTGCGCACGGGTGCTATGGAATGGAGAATAGTTATTAACATTTTGTGGTTTAGTGTGTCTCTTTCGCTTTAGACCTTTGAATAAAACACGCCTCGTTTTATTTCGATTATGCGTATTTTTAGAACGCCGAATGCGCCGGTTTCTACGTCTCGTTTTCATTATATAATACACATATAATTAATGTCTATTCTCCATTTCTGTGCCTCTCGGGGCACAGAAATGGAATCATAGCATATACGCTATACTACAGGGTTTTCACCCTGGAGAATAGACGTTAATGTATAATGTCTTTCTTTACTGGGTTTTCACCCCGAAGAAGGTACGTTAAAATAAATGTTTCGATAACGTTCCATTTGTTTGTCGCTGACATGTCCTTTCGAAAATAGACGCAACCTCCGCATCAATGAAACCGGTTTGCCTCTCATTTTCTCCGTTAACATAGTAATAATAAAAAACAACGAATACATTCCGCATTCTGTGTTTCCGCGTTGATGTATATGGGGAGAATTTTGATTATATCGCATAGACAATCCCATTTCTTTGCCTTGATCTAAAATACGATGTGCTAAAACATCCACTTCCGCCGGGGGCTTCGCCCCCGCACTGTCAAAAAAATATACGAGCCGGTTGGGAACATCTACAAACATCGATATCCAGTGTGAACCCGACGAGGTATGAGGGTCGGTATTAAAAATAATGCCGATTTTCTTTTTTCCTTCTTTCTGGACCTTGTGTTTTAGCATAAATTGGCAGAGTTCATTCCATACACATTTACGGAATTTCCCCGTCCCCGTACGGGTATCAAAATCAATGGGCGTCGGGCCGATGAAATCGAATTCCGGGTACGTTTCTTCGTATTGTTCCAATACATTCATTATATCGAAATTGCTCAACCATTCATTGGGGTTTTTCTTCCATTCATACGGTTGGTCAGGCGCAAAAATATAACGGTCAATTTGTTTCCGCAATTTCACATCGGCAATCTGATTTAGCCAGCAATCTTCCGTTGGACAATGTACGATACGCGCATTCAACTGTTTCCATAAATCCGACGGGTCGTCATAATGCGGAATAGGGTCATCTCTATGTTTTTCATTGAAGGCCACGCGAATTTTTTCTAAAATCGTGGGGGTGTAGCACGAATTTTCTACCGCACGAATGGTTTTGGGGTGGCATACCATGTTGCGCATATGTCGCGTTTGGACGTGTTTGCGTGCGTGTCGAGGTTGAACGTGTTTGCGCGTGTGTCGGGTGGGTTTGTGTTTGCGTGTGTATTTGCGCAACGCATGAATACGTTTGCGTCTCGTATTATGCGTATTTTTATGTAATGGCATTATTATGACAAGACAGATATGTATATAAACTGCGCCTAAAAAACAGAAACACACAATAATCGTGTAGTATTTATTTAGTGGGTTGGGATTGTGAGTAAGGTAAGGATTATCTCCCTTTTTTCATAAACATGTTCATGCCATAAAACGGAACAGTGGATTTAGTACGTTGTGGTTCCGGCGTTTTTGCCGGGTGATGTGGGGCATCGCAGTTCGCAAACATGGTTTCTTCTTGTTCCGTTTCACGTTCTTCCGCGTGTTCCTCCCAATCGTTCTGGGGTTCTTTCATTTGATGTAAATTCTCAAAATGACTAATACACGCATCTACGTAAGCGTCGAACAGTTCTTGTATCCGTTTGCTTATTGCCATTTCCGCATGCGCAGACGGCAGTGTTCCACATTTGGTGTTGCTTTTGTTTTTGTTTCCGTTTTGTTCCAGTAATTGCTGGGTTAGCATTTGTATTTCCTTTTTGTGGCGCAAATATTGTTGTTCTTTTTCTCGTGTTTTTTCGTATAGTTTTGGGTCGTGTGTAGCTAAATACCGTTTATATTTGGTTTTAGGAACCAACAGTTCTAAGGTCAAACGATTGATTTCCGCATTGTCTGAACGTGGAATGGTCTCCACTAACGGTTCGGTGGGAGAACATTGGGTTGAAACAGGTTCCATAGTTTCAAATAATATGTATAATATATATATTACAATATAATGCCAAATCCTACATTAGGCGGAAGCAATTTAGGGGGCGGTGCGTTTAACGGCATTTCTCCCAAACAAACCATTAATAACTTCAAGGGTTCAAACGAAGTATTGACGCGTCGTATTTTGCGTTCTTCGTGGAATGGGGATGGCGCGGCCGGAACCATCAACGGGCAAAACCGTGTGATTACCCCTTTTCGGGCAGTTCTGAACATGGGCGATTTCTTAGGGAGACAAAATTACGTCTGTGGCGGAGCCAATCAAAATGCTCCATTGAACGCATCTCGCGGTCGCGGAAATATGGGAAGTATCAATTCTGTATGCGACGGTACGGATGTTCCGGCGGGCAGTGGAAATTCCAAGTTTGTTGCCGACTCTTCCTTATATGCTCGATACAAGAGAGAACGCGCAATCAACCAAAACTATAATGACAACAAATCATAAACAGCCATATAGATAGTGTATTCATATCTGATACGTTTTGTTTCACATATGAATAAATGATTTTGATTTTGATTTTGATTTTTCAGAGAGCGCACTGGTGAATAAAGATTATATACTACACACTAGCCGGTGCGGGTGCGGGCTTTCTTTTGCTGTATTTTTCTTGTCTCTTTTTCCACTGTGTCTTAACGGTTTGACTAACCGAAGTATGAAAATAGCGTTCGTATTGTTCCGGAGTTTCGAAAAAGAATGAAACCGAGTTTTGTCCCAACTCACCAGTAGCCAGTATAACACTAAAAAACTGATACTCATCGCACGTTCCAACTCGCATACCGGAATAAAACGAACCGGTAATCGCATTGCGTATAGTAGAATGGAGTGTTAGGTTCGTTTCATACACGGTAATACGAGCCAGCTTTTGATTGATAACGCGTTTCAATACGTGTTGATAGGGAACGCGGGGCTGTCGCTTGTGTACGGAACGGGAATGCGAAGGATGAGAAACACTACCTTCTGAATACAAATCGTTGTAAATAAAATCCGAACCGGCAATACTACCTTCTAACTCATACGATGGCTGACTTTGACTATGAACCGACATAATAAAAACGACAACAAAGGGAGAATACGATTGTTTATAGAAACAACAGATATTCTATCAAAGGAATATTCGTTTATATACTTTTTCACAAAGAAATATTTTAGTCTATTTATCCGACGGATAGAACAAAGCGGCGCCCGTTTCTTTTCTAGTTGTCGACGTATTTTCGTAGAGACATTTCTTTTCTCCCAAAAAAAGAATAAACAGAAATAGAATATTTAGGACATTACTCTATGACCAATATGAAACGTTTTTTCGTTTTACTTTCATTCTTGCGTTTTCGAAAACACGCAACGCATCGTGAACTGCCCCAGTGTCCGAGAATAGATGGGTCCAGATTTATAACTGGGTCTAAAAATATACCTGTATTTTATTAAAACATGAGCGACATAACAAACTACCGTTTATTCAATGTTCCGGTGTTTATGTATGGAATGATGGGTTTAACGTTGGGTATTATTACACTTTCTACACTCAATGATGATACTTCCAATACAATTACCAGCGGAGTTTTCCAATCCTCTGAAAACTCTTCTTCTACTGGTTCATTTATGGGAGGAAAGCGAAAAACGCCAAAACAACGTCCTTCGCACAAATTGGATGGTAAAAAAAACAAAACACAAAAAACGAAGTAATACGTTCACGCGTTCGCACGTTCACACGTTCGCGCACTTATTTATATAGCTTGTGTATCCTATATAAATAAACAACTACGCCATCTATGCCATTACGTTTTGCGCTGTTTGAAAAGCGCGCGTAAAAAAGAGCTTCACTTGGTTCAAATCCGCACCAACACAACTAAAGTCCGGAATATATGTCGTGTTTCCGCCAATATAAGCAAGTAGCGCAGGAACTCCGTTTACCATTTTTCGGTTTTTCAAAAACGAATACACATCCGGCGATTCATCTATATCGATAACGACACACTGAACATTGGGAGGCATCATTTTGTAGTATTCTTTCAAGTAAGGGTCTACTTTACGACATGGTCCACACCAGGTGGCACCCAATTTAAATATTATGATACCGGGGTTGTTTTGTATGAAAGACATGAATTGTGCGACATCAAACGGTTCATATATAACTGGTTTGGGAGAAGACATAGTATATGTAGGGTGTGTATTTTATTATTTATGTTTTTTCTGTGAAATGTCTATTCTCCCGTTTTATCATAAAAAAGACAAACAAAAGACAAATTATAGGGAGAATTACAAAGCAAGCAAGCAGGAAGGCATTCAAAACAAAACAAAACAATCAGGGCAGGCAGGCATTCAAACAAACAAAAGGGTATTATTCAAATCATCGTACATATTATGAACTTCATTCACGACTAGACGGTCAATCGTGTTGCCATACAACTGTTTCGCATTGTATTTCAGCTCAAAATGAACACGCGCTTGGTCATATTCCGACTTCGCGATGTAAATCTTCAAAATAAAGTAATGGTATTTCAATTCATATTTTTTACATAATTTTCCTATTTTAAAATTAACAGGTTCCATTCCATAGTCTTCTACCAAATTCTGGACAAACAAGAACACCAAACTATTGGTCTCTTCTTTGGTTTTAGCGCTGTAAATCGGTTGGTGGCGAAATCCACACGTAACAGGTTTGTTGTACTCTTCCTCGGAAACAACAGTCGTAATCAGTTTAGTCAGGGGAAACATTTTTCGGTTGCGGTTGCGGTTTAGGTTTATATTACTTGGTTCGTTTAGGCTTGCCTCTTGTTTCCAACTATAAAAAGTATTTCAATTTTTTAGAAATAGGGGGTGTCCGTAGAAACAAATAAAATAATATACGCCCACAGACTATACCTACCCACCCAAGGGTTTTCCCCCCAAATATGAGTTATCGTTTGCCTACCCATTGTCCACAGCGACCCGTGAATATAGCAAATAATCATCCACGCGCACACAACCTCAATATCCAATCCTATTCGCTCGATGAAATACTTGGTATTTTCAATTTATCCTATGATATTTCCATCGACGACCTAAAACGCGCTAAAAAACAGGTCCTAATGGTTCATCCCGACAAATCGCAACTCCCATCGGATTATTTCCTGTTTTACAAAAAAGCCTACGAAATCATCCTGGATTTTTATACCAACAATTCGCGACAGCATTTGGAAATCCCGGATGAAACCCCGAAATACCAACCGGTGTATTCCACCGACAAGTATACCACCAAACATATTCAAGGCAGTGTCCGGTCCATGGACGAAAAAGCGTTCCACGGCGAATTCAACCGTTTGTTTGATGAACATATGGCGCGGAAACCCGACGAAACCGCCAATCAGTGGTTCCGCGAAGACACTCCGTCCTACACGTATCAGGGTAAAGTCTCTGCAGGAAATATGAGCAATGCGTTTGTAGAACTGAAACAGCAAAACCAAGACCGAATGTTGGCACATTATCGCGGTGTGCGTGAAATGAATTCGGCGGGTAGTCGCGTTTCGTCTGCGCTCGATGATGAAATGGTCGCGGATGATGTGTATATTACCAGCGACCCGTTTAGTAAACTAAAATACGAGGACTTGAGAAAAGTCCACAAAGAACAGACCATTTTCGCAGTGAGCGAAAACGATTTCCAACGTGTCCAACAATATGCGTCGGTAGAACAGTATTCTCGTTCACGCGATGGGGTGGATATGACGCCGATGGAAAAAAGTCAAGCGGAGGCGATGCTGAACACGCGCCAACGCGAACAACAAGAAATAATGATGAAACGACAACATGAGGCGAATTTACGTATGATGGAAAACGAAGAAAAGAACAAGTTGATACGTTCGCGGTTTCTCCAACTGGAAAACAAACGGTAAACCAAAACCAAAGACGCCCATTAGGGAGAAACGAATATTTTTAACGGCGAAATCCGGATTTTAGCATTATTTTTAGCAATCGCTTGTCGGTGAAATTCGCGGTGTTCGCAATCGTCATATACATTCGTGTATTGCGGATAAATCCCAAATACACGTACACTATGAACTACGTCGTTCTGTGGTAAAGTTTCAAATGCCATGGTTCGCCAATTGTATTCGCAATCCAAGAATTTAATAGATCGATACAACGCCAGTCCATTAAAGGCCGAATTCACGGGAAACAAGTCGTCTCCTCCCAATTGAGACAAATGATGCTGTATATTTTCCGTCATAAAATGAACTACTTGGCGACTAGACGCCCCCCAGTTCCAACAGGAAACGACAAAGGGGGGATATGAAAGTGCCCAAATATCATAATACGCATTTCGGTTCCACGACAAGGCATCCCAGTCATTTCGATACAAATATTTAGCAATATTTTCGATATTAATGGGAGACGAACACACATCATCTAAATCAATCATAATGAAATACTCCCATGATGGAGTATAGAGTTCTCGCATCCGTTCTATTAACCGATTTCGTGCGTTGGCAATGCGTTCCGTGCGAATGGAACTCAGTGGTTCGGTATTGACCAATATTTCTATATCCATATTCCCAGTATTCGTTTTTTCTGCGTTTAGCAATTCCAATGTATTGTCCACAGAATAATCAAACGCAATCAATACTTTGGTTTGTTTGAACAGAGTAGCAATTTTACGTATGTTGTCAAATACACTCGGAATATGTCTCCCGCAATTTCGAGCGCATCCGACAATAAAACAATTGGATGAAATGGGAAGTTTAATCGAAGGGTCTCTCATGTATGAATAAACTAAACTACGCATATTTATTTATATAGTTGCGATATGTTTTTATACTGGATTATCCCGTATAAAAACAAAAACCAACAAACAAAAACCAACAAACAAAAACCAACAAACAAAAAACATCTACTGTTTTACAAATATTCCGCGGGAATAAGTCCCTCTTTTAACATAGACGAAATCAATCGTGTTAACCCTATTCCTCCCCCACTTCGCTTAAAAAAGGTATGTTCCAAAAACTCATTCATTTCCGCATCCACACGTTCCGCACCGAACTTGTCATACAAAATCTTGGAATATTCGCCGTCGGAAATTGTGCGGAACCGACGAAGCATATCTTCCTTGTCGCAGCTGCGTTCCGCACTGCCAATGGTTTCCATTCCACTCAACAATACATCTATTTTATTCGCGGTATCGCAACATTCGGGGCGATGCATGTTCCAAAACGGACTAGTATATTCGGGGAAGTTCTTTAGGAAAAACACCGCACCCTCTTCTTCGTATATTTTTTGTTCGATTTCGTGGGAAACATCCTTCACACCATATTTAGCAGCAACGTCCAGATAGTTCCCCTCCGCAAACGCAACCACACGGTCGTATCCTAAATGACACAGCAGTCTGCGTTCCAGTTTTTCCAATTCGTCCATACCTCCCTTTAGCTCAAACTCAAACATTGGAAAAATGAGTGCGTGGCGTCCAGGAATGGGATTGGGTTCATATCGATAACTGGTGGAAACACAAAAGTATCCGATGGGGGATGGGTCGCGCAACAATTCGTATTCTAACCACATTTGCCCCGTTTGTGGGAGAGGATATACCTTATTGTTGTATTCAAATGTACGTATAGTAGAGGGGTCTTCACACGCCGCTAAAATAGACAAACGGTTCTGGGTATGGCATTCAATGAAACCCTGTTGAACGAAAAAGGTTCGGAGGGAATTGACCACATAGTGGAAATGCTTGGAAGTAATAAGCAACGAACGTTCAGCAGTATCCATACTTTACTGTATTGACCAAATAACCCATCCTCTTTTTATGTATTTTTCAACATATCTATTGTATATTTGCTAAAGGAATGCCTTCCAAATCTTTCTCCCTTTCCGCCAATTGTCTCTTAACTAATTCATCCATGTTCTTGATTTTATCGCCATCCAATTGTTCCGAGAAATCGATTGGCGGGGGAGGCTTGCGTTCAAATCCTAAAGTATATCTTTTTTGAAAATCGTCGAATTCTTGTTGCGCTTTTTTAATCTTTTCTTCTTTCTCCTTTTCCACATTATATGTGTCTGACAGTTGTTGAAATCCAGAGATAGAACTCATAGCAGAAACAGTCGATTGTGTTGGTGGGGGTTTATCATATTCCGCAATACGAGACATGATTGTTTCATTGAAACCAGAAACCATCGTCGTATCACTTTCTCTTTCAATCCGGACCGATTTTAGCGCATCGGGTAATTCTTTCGATACAGTAGAATTACCCGACGTCGGAAGAGTAGAAATCATAGTGGAAGATGACATGGTCGTAGTGGGCAATACCGACTTTTTAATGTCGGCAATCATATACGTAATAACCTCTTTGTTAATTTGTTTCAAATCTCCAACCGACATGGGTTGAGTAGAATATTTCTCCCAATGCTTGTCATAAAATTGCGAAATAATATTGCGAAACCACAATTCCGTATGGGAACGATACATTTGTTCAAAGGCTGGCCACAATGGTGTTTCGTGTATAAGTTGCCACAACAAGGTTTGGTTTTCTTTATGGATGAACAGAGACATTTTATATACCAAAAAGGGAGAAACTCTCTATTTCTTTTCTGGACGACTATTCTAATGGCAAACAAAGACAAAGACAAATACAGAAATATTCAATCCCGTTTGAAGAACTTAAAAAACAATACACAATGAACATATATTGTATTTCAGACAATGGGCAAAAAAAACAACCACAAGCAAAAGAAAGCCGAACCCACGGCCAAGCCTCCCGTAGAAGCAACTATTCCAGAGAATTTCAATGAAGTGCTATATGAGTTTGTCCACGATTTGATGACTACGTTCCCGGAATATGCCCCGCAATTGGAAAAATGGCATTCCAAAGAATTGCCCGAACCTGTCCTAAAGGAAGTGTTTGCCTATATTTTAGGTGTTTTTCCGGAACGGTTCTTTGATATTCTGTATCAAAATGACGAGATTTTTCAAGCCGATAGCACCGCCAATACGTATTTTCTCCCTGATTTGGATTTCAAACAGCTGTATCATTGTAGCAACATCAGCGAAAACACGCGCAACGCAATTTGGAAATATTTACAGTTGATATTGGTCTCTGTATTGAATTCCATCAATGACAAGAAGCATTTCGGAGATACTATGAATATGTTTGAGGGGGTAGACGAAACCGTATTACAGGAGAAACTGTCGGAAACCATTCAAGGGATTAGCGAGTTTTTCAAAAACTTGGGTTTAGACGAAACAGAGAAAACGCACGCGACGGGTGAGGGAGCGGGTGAAGACGAAGAATGCCCACCTTTAGTGGACGAAGAAAAAATGAAGGAAATGTTCGAGAACATGCAGAAAGAGATGATGGAAGGGATGGAGGGACTTGGTTTAGGGCAGTCCGGTGAAGGGGCATCGTCCTCCATGCCGATGCCCGATTTTAGCGAAACCTTTGAAAAGATGCGCGGCGATATGCCCAATGCGAATGACCTACACGAACATTTGAAGGGACTGTTTGACGGCAAAATCGGAAGATTGGCGAAAGAGTTGGCGGAGGAGATTTCGGGAGAAATGGAGAACCTGTTTTCGGGAGACGCAAAAAGCAAAATACATACTACACAAGATTTGCTAAAGAATATGCTCCGCAATCCCAAGAAAATGATGGATATCATGAAAACCATTAGCACGAAACTCCAACAAAAAATGAAGTCGGGGGAGATTTCGGAGCAGGACATTATGAAGGAGGCGGGCGATATTTTAGGTAAAATGAAAGGAATGGGGGGCAAGGACAACAAGGAATTTACGGAAATATTCAAAAATCTTACTAAAACAATGGGTGGTGGTTTAGGCAAATCCAAGATGAATATGGGAGCACTGAACCAGTTTACGAAAAATATGGCCGCGCGTGAACGGCTACAAAGTAAATTAGAGCAAAAACGGGAACAACAACAAAACACGTCCTCTCATTCTCAGCCCGCGAAGTCGTATGTGTTTAGTGTGGATGAAGACGAAAAACAAGAAAAATCGTATGCGCGTCCACTTACTCAGTTGGATTTGACCAGTGCTACTTTTTCTGTGGCGCAACCGGGTGCGTCAGATGATATAGAACAATTGGCAAAAGAAATTGATGCGTTGGGAGAAAACACAAAATCCGCTAAAAAGTCCAAAAAGAAGAAATCGGAGGTGTCGGCAACCGCATAAATAACCAATCACCCAATCAGCCCCGAATTCTTATAGAATACAAATCATTCTATAAGAATACACATTTATATCTACACATCCTATAGAATGTTGCTCAAATATATCAACATACCCGTATTCATCGTCAGCTTGGCCGTGGGAATATTTTTCGTGTATTTGTTTGTTCCCGACAATCGCACGATTTACGTATATCCTACTCCCGATAATGTGGACATTGTCCAATATAAAGATACTGTGGGCAATTGCTTTTATTTCAAACAGGAGAAAGTCAAATGTCCTAAAGAAAGCGAAATCAAAACCATACCTCCCCAATCCTAAAAACCTCCCCAAAAATACGGAAATAGTGAAAATGTAGGAACAGTATATACCACATTGAATGAATTTTAAACGATTATTACATTCTGGATTGGGTAAAATATTTATTTCGATTTTGTTGGGATTGGGAATTGCCACGTTGTTTCGCAAAGTGTGTACCGACAAAAACTGCCTCCGGTTCAAGGGTCCGTTAACCAACGAAGTGGACGGCAACGTATTTAAACACGGCGAACAATGCTATAAATACAAAGTTCAGAATGCTGACAAGTGTAATCCAACAAAGAAAGTAGTGGAATTGGTTTCCGCCCAAGAGGTGGACCTCCAACCGAAATAAAACCCTTTTGTATTTTGTTTATTTAGGGAGAATATCCGACATTCCTTCACGTTCTATATGTGAATGTTATATCCGTCAAAATGATATAACATTGAACCAAACGTAGGCAAAATGGACAGCAGTACACGTATTTCTGATTTGCCCGATATGGGAAATGGAGGGGGGATGGCGTTTCCTTTTGCCAATCAAAAAGAAATGGGTGGTGGTGGGGGTGGGGGTCTCCCACCATCTCATGCGCAAGACGCGCCACCTTCGTATATGCCTATAAATGTTCATCCCAATCCGTATGGTAATCAGCCGCCCACTTCTGTTATGCCGCCGCCATTACAAACACAGATGCCTCCGAAACTGAATGGGAATTCTATGGCATTTATGGGAGATATGGCTTCTATTCCTGGCCACCCATCGCAACAGCACCCACAACACTCACATCAGCAACAAATGATGGGTATTCCTGCGTATACACAATCTCAAATGGCACACCTATCCCAGTCTACACCCCAAACTCCGCAGTTTGCCTTGCCATCGCGCGATATACCGCAAGATATGAGTGTATTGACCATCGATGAACGCGTTCAGCCGAATTATATTCCACCTCCCTCTAAAACAGATTATATTAAAGCAGAATTAGAAGAAGAACAGGAAAGGGAGGAAGAACGAATGCGGTTGCGCAAGAAAAAGGAAAAACGGGTTCGGTTTGTGGATGATGTGTTTGTCGAAATTCAGAAACCGGTTATCATTACCTTGCTGTTTTTGTTTTTCCAACTCCCGTTCTTAAATACGATTTTATTAAAATATGTGTTTTTCCTAAAGTTGTTTGGGGAGGATGGAAATATTAATATTTGGGGTATTTTATTGAAGAGTTTGGTATTTGGATGTTTAGTGTATGGATTAGATGCGTTTTTAGCGTTGATGGGATAAACATATACGCTCCCACACACTCTCCCGATTACACACACGCACACACACTAATATAAGAACCCACTACGACGACGATTGGCAAACCATCCGCGTTTTGATTTATCTCCACTAGTGTCTTCGCCAGTCTCTTCGTCCACCATTTCCTCTGCTTCTGCTTCTGCTTCTGCTTCTGCTTCCTCATCTTCCTCCTCATCCGACGTATCTGTTTCTGTTTCCGAACCTTCTTCGGAACGTTTCGGAACGATACCCCGTTTCCGAGGGTGGGGTGTCGGCGCCGAAGGCGCCTCCGTTTCGATGATTTCATACGATATGTTTTCTCCCGAAGATGGCTGCGTAGAAGCGGCAACAGACTTTGTGTTTTGTTTTCGCTTGCGTCGGTTCTTGGGTTCCAACGCAGGATTGTATTTCAAAAACCATTCCTCATATTCGGTCGTTCCTTTTTTGAGTTTCGCAAACATCCGGGTTTTTTTAGCGCGTATTTTTTCCAACGTTTCTTGTTCTCCATAGCATTGAAGAGTAAACCGTTTCAAAATACCGCTCTGTTTCAACCTATTTTCCCGTTGTATTTTAAACAACAGTTCCGCTAAACAAAAGATACGCGTTTCATCAAAATACGGTTTGTCGGCATACAAAAAAGCCAAATACAAACTCAACATGGTATCTATAGTAGCAATGTTAATCGGTTTGCCTTGAAGCATAACAGTATTATATGAATGACACGAAATGGGAGAATACACGAATGCCAATGTATCTACGCCTAATATCAGTTCATAGTGTTCCGGAATGATTTCTCCCATAGGGGTGTGTCGAAACAATTTCACCCCTTTGTATCCTTGGCGTTCTAATTCTTTTTTCGCCAACAGCGCAACCCGTTTTGGTTCTTTAGACAACACATCAAAATCTGGAATATTTTCAAGAGGTGTATCAGAAGGATCTGTACGGGAAACATATAACGCCGACGCATACGACCCAAAAAATACGCATTCTTCCTGCATGAACACGTCGCGTACAATACCCGCGATGGTTTCCATTTCTTTTTTGTTTCGTTCCATTGTCCGCTGAAACGAAAAATCGCGACATTGTTTGGGTTTAGCAACAGGATAATGTTTATTTAGCAAATTCATGCGTTTCAATACTTTCTCCCAACGCGACACATCACCTTGTGGACGCGAGAGTTCTAAATACATACTCATACGCAAAAAATTGGGAGGCGCATACATTATTCCGTCGCGAACCACGGCGTCTTTAGAAATAGCGTGAAACAAGACCTCGTGTAGTTGTGTTATGTCCGCCACCGGAATGAAATTGACAAACACCTTATATGTTCCTTTATGTACGCCCGCTTTTGCTTCCACTTCCGTATATCCATGTTGGTAATAAATATCGGCCAATTGTTTCGCGTGTTTCATCGCATTCAATGAAAAAAAGTCGTAATCAGGAATATCCACCTCGCGGTTATAAAATTGGTCAGAGGCAGGGAGAATGTTATTGATTGCCGTTCCACCATAACAAATCAATTTGTGTTTCCGAATAAAATCTTCTACCACGCCAAACATTTCAATGATTTCGGGATTTTGTGCGACTTTTTCTCCCCTTTGCTTTTCATTGGTATCCACCGCGTGTCGCAATATAGCCAACTCACATTCTTGAAAGGACATTGTGGGGGAACATATTTTGTTTGTAGCCGGTTTTGCGTGTACTCGACGTGTTTTTCGAATAGAGGTGGGAGATGTGTGAGTTTTAATGGTTGGTTTTCGTTTTTGTGTATGTTTATGCGAATACCGCACCATAATATATATAAGACGATATATTGTTGTTTTTATACACAATTATTGTGGTGTATAAAAAATATAGACTGGTATTTGTTCTACTGTATTTCCATCATTTCTTCTTCGCTAAATCCGAAATCGTGTCCCCAATCTAAACACAGTTTTCTCAGATTGTTCGGATGCCACATTTTTTCGGTCAGTTCGAGTTTCAGTTCGCTAGTGCGAAACCATTCCTGGCATTTACTCGCAACATATCGGCGTTTCGAATATTCCATTGTGTTGAAACAAAGAAACGAAACAATACGAGACTGTTCCGACTGCTGTAGATAAATATCCCAATCTAAATTGGGGTTCATGCTGATGCTTAGCCAGTTATCTCCCGAAAACGCATAGTCGTTATGTTTATTCAAAAATGCTTTAATAATGTCCCAGTCCATGCTCGGATTGCGACACATCATAAAATAGTTCCAATCCATTTCTGTATGTTTCTGAACAATCTCCCAAGTTATATTCGGATTAGCAGATAAAGAAGAAATATTCCAAGGAAGTTCCGGGTGTTTGCGAACCAATTCCCACGTTATGTTCGGATGTTCGCTAATTCGTTGCCAATTCCATTCTGGTTCGTCTGGATTTTGGAATACAACGTCTAGCGTGAAATTCGGATTGTTTTGAAACCCAATCATACTCCACGGAAATTGTGGATACGCTTGAATTATCTCCCACGTTATTTGCGGATTTTGTGTTATTTTGAAAAAATCGTGTTGATATGTATTTTTGTGTTGAGCCAATTTCAAATAGTCCGCTCGCGTTAATTCGGACACAGGAACATTTCCCCAGGGGAGACGCGGGAATGTCAATACTTGTTTCCACGTAATACTGGGGTTCGATGCTAAACCAAACCAATCCCACGGCTCATTTGGGTGGTCGCAAACGATTTTCCAGTGAATGCTCGGATTGGAACTCAATCCCGCCCAATCCCATAATTTGTCGCGGTTCCTACATACAATACTCCAAGTTATGTTTGGATTAGAACTCAAATAATTCCAATACCAAACGTGGTCGGGAAGTAAACAAACAATATTCCACGTAATGTTGGGGTTCAAACTTAACAAAGTGAAATTGATTTTATATTCGGGGACACTTCGTATAAAATGTATCCA